ACTAAAGGAAGAAAAGGGTCGGTCTCCCGTAGGAACCTTATCCCTTCCTACTGACATAGAGAACCCATCTTCAAACGGAACATCCTTGCCGTCTAAAGTGTATTCCATAGTCCCATCCTTACCTTCAACCGCTTTTATACGATTATTAGGGTCGGGATTAAAGACTGCCGTGTCAGTTGCTTTGGATAAATCCTTGCCTTGCATCACGATATTCCTTCTCGGTGATATTACCCTTCATCAGAGCATCAGCGGCATCCCTTATTGTCTGAAAGCCAGACGGTTTTCCAGGCTTGCCACTTGCTATCTTTGGAGTTTTAGAAATTCTATCAACGTGAGCCTCTAGCTTGTCCAGAGATAACCCACCATAAATGTCTCGGTCACTATCTTCGAGTTTAGATAATAACGCATCTCTACGGGCGGATTGGTACTCGTCAAACGCACTCGCTTTCGATTCAGCAGATTCAAGTTTGCCTCTGAGGTCAGTCAGGAGAGTTTCATATTCACCCTTCTTCTCTAGTTCAGATTGCCGTCTCTTTTCTTCTGCGGATTCAAATTCAGCAAGTTTCGCTTCCAAATCCTTTCGTTGTGTATTCACTTCCTTGAACCGAGAGTAAGGAATTGAATTATCCTTTTCATCTGTGGATACAGAATTGTTATCGTCTTGGCTGACGGACTCTAGTTTTACGTCTGGAGTATCGACTTTTACTTCACTCATTTTGACACCTTTGTTGGTTATTTTCCGATATTTATTCTAATGGGTTCGGATGCCCAAGTCTTTATGTTCTTATCTATTACCTGACTGATTCGACTATTCACATTCTTTGCAATAGGTTCTAATACTTTTGAATCATCAAGCATATCCCATCCCCTGTCTTGATTGGCTTCATACTTCTGCACATTGTAATTTGATAAACCTAAATCAATTCCATCTTTTAGAACCTTTGTTCTTTGGAAGTCTTGTAACATCTTACCCGTTAGTGTTAGGTCTGGCTTTGTGCTTGTACTTGACTGATTCCTAAATTTTCTACTCCCTTTCATCTGTGCATACTTGGTTGAATATGATCCACCCAATACCTTCCTATCCCTGACCAATGTACGAGTCTGGTTGGCTATCGAATCACCAATATCGTCCCAAGTTTTCAATGGTATATCAACTATCCGAGATGATCTGTTTTTCTTGATACCTTGCAGTACAGATGATACTCTAAGACTCATCGTTTGCCTTTATCTGTGCATCAGACTGCTTACCCATAAATTGGGCCTTCTCTGTAAATCTTTCGGGTTGGTGTCGGCAATTAAAATGAGTACCAAACGTAAACGCACCACTCATAACAGATTCAAACTCGCCTTGAGTCATTGGCCCAGCCGAGATTAACTGCAAACAATCATCACTCGTCCTATCATCAACAGGGCCATCCCAGATATATAGAGTGTCTGTTGGCATTTTATTCGCCATCTCATTGGTGACGTTCCTGGAGAATTGTCTCAGCCCATCATTGACCATCGCTTCTGCTTGGTGCGGTTGGAATCCTACAGACTCTAGTGACATCTTAAATCCATCTTCTGTTAAGTCACCGAGTACCGCTTCCATAGTTTGCTTTCTCATTATGGTGGCGGCATCTATAATCTTTGTTTTATACGCATCCATATCCATCTTGATTAAACCCTGTAAGATTGACTCATCCACATTAGCGAATGATTCCATTCCTTTAAGCGTTCCAATGTATTCACCAGCTACCCTTTCCAATTCACCGCCTAACCCAAATTCATCCAGGATAAGGCTTTCAAAGTCTGCATCCATTAACTCAGCCAATACCTTGTCTCGGTCTTTATTCTTTAGCTTAGAATACATCTTCACCATCATCTCCTGAACTTCTAGCCACTTATCTTTCACGATGCCAGTAACTCACTCAACCCTAGACCTTGTTGTGGTTCGGTTGTTTCTTCTTTTACTTCACCCAATATCCTATCAGCTTCCGCATCGTCTAAGTCTGGATTCATTTGTTTTAAAATATCTCTCTTTGAAATAAGCCCTTTCGATAATAGCCAATCCCATTCCGCACGTTGCTCATCTGGACTCAACACATTCTCTGGCTCTGCAAAGTCCACATGGTAATCATCAGAGAGTTGCACACCATTAGCTGATGCTATCATTCTATCTATCTGAAATCGTTTATTTTCAAATGGAAGCCATATATCACTCACAGATGCTTTGCGTTCTTCAAAGTTCTCAAGGTTTTCTACTTTCAGAGCCACACCGCTTCGTGCTTCACTATCCACAAACCTTGCAACCAAGTGATTATTCAATGCGGTTGATTGGATCACAGTCTTAATGACGTTGATAATCTTTTCAGGATTACCACCTTCCAACCTTCCAAGTGTCACACCATCTGGCAATAAGATTACCTCATCCACGCCAGCTCTAATCGGAGTGTCATCCCTTACACCACTTGCATACTTAATCCCCAATGAATCAATCCGTGCCGCTATCATTAATGTCTTAAACAATATATCTATATGTTCATTGGCTGAAACAATATCCGATGCACCAGCTTGAAAGAACTCATCCACAATCTCAGGAGAACGATGGGCAAAGGTAATTGGCATCTTGCCATACATATTCATCCCTTCATCTTCAAGGTTCATAATCTGACCCATCTCATTAAAGCGGAAGTGTTCTTCATCACTCCAGAACTCATACAACCTTTCAGACTTGTCGCCCATATTCGCAATAGGATAGAATATTGCACATGGCTCAGTCTCACCCTGTAAGAACATAGGCCAGAAGTATGGCACTAACTCATACTCTAAACCATCATCGCCCCATGATGATTTGAATGACATCGTACCCAATAAGAATGTGAGTTTCTCCATCTGTCGGCACTTACTATCCACATCTAGCGGAAGAATCTCATTGTACTTATCATTCAATCTAATAGGACTATCCTTGTACACTAATGACCGAGCATTGACCATTCTCTTAGTGATATTGGCCGTATAGGGTGGAAGTTGTGGCCCCGACTGAAAGTGTTTCTCGATATATTGGTCGTGTTCACCTTCATAGAAATCAACAAACTTCATCCTTCTCTTTAGGTTGGAATCATCTGCTCGTCCTATAACGGACTTAATTGCACCCATAACGGATGCTTTGCCAAGATCGGGAATTATCATGCGTAATACCTTTTGTAAGTTTGCCCGCCCTGGCTTTCAATGTATTTCCCGACCTTTTTATCAATTCTTTTATTAATGTGGAATCCCCAGATTAATGATATAATGAACCCAGCGTTCAATGTGAGACTAATCCCTAGAATCACCGCTACCACTTAGAGTATCCAACCTTGCGAGACACCAAAGGAAACAACCAATGACAGGCATACCCAAAAGCATCAGAAGCGTGAGTCTGGTCTGGGTCACGCTTATCTATATCCCCATTTCGCCATACGTTGCGTTCTAAGTCCATAATCAGATTGGGACAATTCTCAACAGTAACCATATTCTTCCGCAATACCCGATTCACACAGTTCACCCTATCCCTTACTGGTGGATTGCTTTTACCACTCATCAGCTTAAAACCAGCCTGAATCAGAATTTCGTGATCCGTGGATGCCGCCGATGTCTTTCTGGCTGAACCCGTTGCATCTGGATATACCTTGATTCCAGGATACTTCTCTTTCAATTCTTTTGCTAAATCGTATGTCCCAGCGTTACGAAGCCGTATCTCATCAAACACGTGGAGATGGGTCTTTGAGTGTGCAAATACAATAGCAGTTAAAGCATCCACATTGAAATCAATACCAGCACCAATCTCCCAACCATCTGTCTTTAGGCTCGTTACGAGTTCCCTAGAAAACTCCTTATACACTCTGCCTTGTGTTAGATTAACAAATTGCCCATGTACATAGGCTTGAATCTGCTCATCTGAGTAAGCAGTTAATAAGTTGTCCTTGTATTCTTGTGGTAGGTGTGTGTTATCTAGCGTTGAGCCTATCACTATTCCCATATCCATATCTGTTCTTGTTGCTAACTGATATCCCCAATTCAATTCTTCTGGAGTGCCTGTTAAAAACACTTCACGCTTATCTGCATCTGGATGGCGAACCCTTGCTATCATCTGGTCAAACACGTCCTTCTTTTGAATGAATGGCTCATCTATTCCAGCCCACGCCAAGTTTGGGCCACGGAGAGAGTCGGGCTTATCACCCGAACCAATCCATATTACACCATCCCAATTATGAACACGAAACTCATTACGTTGCTGATTGTAGGTATAGTCTATTTCAGACCTATCCATGATTTCCTTCAATGTGATTACAATGGTTTTCTGTGATAAAGTGTAACTGGGTGAGACGTACATACCAGGAATAGGTGCATTGATATAAGACAGATACAGACTTCGTAATCCCCCGATATAAGTTTTCCCACACCCATAGCCGCCAATTAAAAGCGGATAGAAGTTTGTGAGATTCCACCACTTGAGTTGATGGGGAAGCATCTTGTCTTTTTTGATTTTGAACTTCACTCAACAATCAATTCATCCTTGATGATTTTCTGTTCAATGTATTCCTTTGCTTTTCCTTCAACCCTATCGGCTAAGAACTGGATGGCTTTCATATCTCCACGCATAGCCATCGTAAAGACCTTCTTCATCACTTTCTCACGATTCGTGATACCTTCTTGGTCTTTTTCATCGCCTATTAAATCAAGAATATCTTTAAGAGAACCACGCCTACCATTGAGATTGCCAGACTCTCCCTTTTTCCATCTGTTGCCAAGAGTATTGCCTTTTGCAAACTGACCATTGCTCTGCTTGTTGGCCGTTTGTTCACTCATCTTCAATGAGAGCCATGACCAATGCTTTGTTAAGTTTGTCCATGAGTCCTTTCACTTTACTAGAGTCTATTTCAAAAACATCAAACTCTAGCCGCCAGTTGTGGGTGGTCTTTAAGTTCTTGATGCCTACCAGTTCAACCAGTAGGGTGATGCCTTTGTCTCTTTCCATTAGCTAATGAAGGAGACCGCTTTTCCTGTCTTTCGCCCTGAGTGTTCTATTCTATGCGAGTAGGGGAAACGGTAACCCTTCTACTAATAGGGGCGAACGGAACTATCTATGGAAGTGGTTTTGGATGTGTTTACAGGCTCTATAGAATATATTAGATGCGTTTTTCCTTGAAAACCCGTGGAAATCGCCAATAGAAGTGAATGTGAAGCCCTGTACGAGTCTCATGTGTAATATTTGTTTTTGTTGTTGCGTGAGTTCCGACCAAGCCGTTTCAATAGCGTGAGAATAGTTCATTTCATCATTATCGTACTGATCCCGATGCCATAGGTACTCAATGGATATTTCAGTAACTCGTAGCCGATTCTTAGCAATTTGGGCTAATTCTACGGCATCTTCAAAGTCGAATGACTTGGTCGGTTCAAACATTTAGAACGGCAAATCCTCATCTCCAGCGTGGGAGTTGAATTGTTCTTTTTTCTTTGGTTCAAACTCATTCACATAGGCGTAATGAGTCGCACCTTTTTCTGATGGTTCCCGCCTTTCAGCGATTGTGATATTCACCCAACCCTTTTTTGAGTTCTTTTTGAGATCATCTACTTTAAATGCGGCGTTTAATACGCTACCTCCATTGTCAAACGTCTTTTGTTTAATTGACGATGCAACGTAGTTTTTTTCTTTCATTTTACTACTCCTTTATTGTTTAAATAAATATAGAATATCATCCATAACTCGTCTTTTCCCAATCGAGCCATCCATTGATTGTTTAATCCATTGTTCAATAACAGAGAATTTCGTCTCTGCTTTTTGTTTCCAATCTGTGAGCCGCATTATTTCGATGTTTGCTTCTTCTAGGTCACCTTCCAGCTTTGTATATTTACTTTTGCTTACGAACACTATTTATCCTTTTTCAATTTCTAATAAATTATCTATCCATTGTTTCCCTATTGATAGAAGCATAGCCACTATAAATAGACCAATAGACCACAATACAACCGCAATACCCAATACTAATAGGTTTGCAATCCATTCTGCTATATCAAACATTATCATAGTCTCTTCTCCAGTTCGTTTAGTAAGTCGGTTTGAAATTCATCGTTATTGTTTTGCATCCGATTTAATCTATGAATCACAAATGCCCATAAGATCACCCAATACAAAGTCTGTAAAATGGTGTCAAATGCT